TGCCTCACGGAGTGCCTCACGGAGTGCCTCACGGAGTGCCTCACGGAGTGCCTCGCGGAGTGCCTCACGGAGTGCCTCACGGAGTGCCTCACGGAGTGCCTCACGGAGTGCCTCACGGAGTGCCTCACGGAGTGCCTCACGGAGTGCCTCACGGAGAGCCCCGCAGAGAGCCCTGTCATGAGGATTATGTTGGTGTTCATGAAGAAAATGATGATTGTTTTGATGAGGATTATTATCAAAATCAGGAAGATGAGTATGATAGTTTTGAGGAGGAAGAGTATTATGAGCATGAGTATATTGAGAAAGCTGATGCTCGACCAACAACTGTTCGTGCCGGAGGCGGTGGAACTAAAATTCCATTTCATTCTGGAAGGGGGGCGCGTGCGAAAGAGGCAAATATTGCGAAAGGAACAGTATTACTTCCAAATGGAAATATTTTAATAAAGTGAGATTTATTTATTAGATTATATAATATTATATAATCTAATATATGTTTGGATGGAAAGAGTGGGATAAAAACTTATTACATATGAAAGGTAATCCAGTCAAAATATTAGATATTGGTATAGGTAAAGGTGAAGCAATGGATAAATTTTCTCAAGTTTTTTTAGAACATAATAAAGAGGCTGAATATTATGGAATTCATACATTTAAAAAAGATTTAGATTCGGAACAATCTATTAATGATATAAAAAAAATTGTTATATCTAAAAAAGAACAAAGTTTAGTTTCAAATAAAATCCATATAATGGATGAAGATACAAATACATTATTACAAAAATATATATCGGACAATATTGTATTTGATATTGTGTATATTAATTCTAGTTATTTTGCTAAAGATATATTATTAGATTCTGTATTATCAATAAAATTATTAAGAATTGATGGAATAATTATATTTAATAACTATTTATGGGAAAAATTAGAACCTCATATATATAGTCCAAAACCTGCGATAGATGCTATTTTAAATATATATAAAAATGAAATTATTATATTATTTATAGGATATCAGGTTATAATAAAAAAGACTAATCTAAAGAGTGATTGGAAAAAAAAAGATAATACTATAATAGATGAAATAAATAAATTATTTGATAATTACTGGTTATTAAATGACATAAAAGAAATAGGGTTGTTTTTACAATTAAAAGACATACCTCCAATAGACGTAATATATGACAAAATAGAAAATATTAAAATACGTGAATTAGAAAATATAGATATATTTAATAAATTACAAATATTAAATATGATGTTTAAATATAGTAAATTTGGTTTTATAAAAGAAGAATTAAAAAATAATAAGACGGTTGATATAAATAAATTAAAGAAATTAGAAGAAATTGGAGATTTAAATGAATATAATATATTTAATACAGTTTTATCAAGAAAAATTAGCGAAATTGTAGATATAAAACCATCAGTCACTGAATATACTGTTAATTTAAATGCTCCAAATAAATCAAATTCTAAGGAAATTTCAAATATAATTATAAAAAATAGTATGATATTTAATATTCCATTTAAATTATACGGAATTAATTTAATAAACTACGCAAAAAATCCATCTCTTCAAAATTTAGATGAAATAATAAATGATTTAAAAAATAAAAATATGAAAACAGAATTATTTATGGGTCATCATTTATTAGATTATCCAAATTTAGATAGAATGTATAATAATATCCTACTACAAATTCTTTTATTAAAACATACTCTTCAAATTGAAGGTAAATTTCAAATTATTCTTGAATTAAGATATGATTTTATCAATGATTTTTGCTTATTATTAAATTATTTATTTAAAAAATTAAAGATATTAATATCATCAAATAAAATTGGACGATTAACAATAATTATAACTGCTCATCATTTTTTGGGAATAGATGATATATTATATGAAAAAATATATATTATATTAAAAAATGCTAATTCTCGTGAAATATTAAGTATATTTAATCTTAAGGAAATGTATATTAATTGTGAATCAATACAGAATAATATATTTTCACATTCAAAGAAGATTATTAATATTATAATGAATAATAAAGATATTGTTGTAAAAAATAGAAAATATATTGAGGATATAATTAATCGTCGAACTATTGATGATGTTTCTAAATATATTATTAATAAAAGATCATAATAGTAAAAATTAATAGATTATTAATTTTGATTATTTATATAATTATACTTTGCGTACTCTTCTTACAACCTTGCTGCCTCTTTTACTTACTTTTTTACTGGTTTTTTTAGTTGTTTTCTTTGGTTTAGCAACACGCTTTAGCCCACCTCTTAATCTTTTCTTCATGTAAGAAACAGCAAATTCTAAATCTTCATCACCTTTAGCAAATTTTAAAAACTCTTTTTCGTCCATTTCCTGGGTATTTTCATCTTCTCCGATTTTAGTTACTACTGAAAATTTACCATCTTTTTCAACTGCTTTTACTTTTTTAAAGTCATTATCAGTTTTCCTTAAGAAATATACAGAAACACCTAAATCACCATCAACAATTGATTTAGTTTCCTTTTGTTTTTTTCCATTAAGATTTGTCATTGTGCTTGTTTCAAAACTATATGTGATTGTCATTTATATATATATATATTAATATTTATTAAAAAATTGATATAATATTATATTATTCTATAATTATATCTTTAATAAGAATACTGTAACGCATAAAATGGAAGAATCTTATAATGGAAACGTTATTCAGGCTATTAATCAGTATATAAATCATAATAATGTTAATAATGGAGAAATGAATAATATACTAAATAATTTATTAGTTGAATTAAATAATTTTATTGATAGAGTAAAAATTAGAAGATATATAATTGTAAAAATTGATATGATTCTATTTAACACACATCCAAATCCAGAACAAGTTGACTATACTGATGACTATATTAATGATTTAAATAATAATTTTAATGAAATAAATCAATATGTATTTCAACCAAGTGAAATAGTATTAATTAATAATTTTTTAGATCTAATAAATAGATGCAATAGAGAACAAAAAAAAATAGTATATAATCGTATTAATTTAATTCCTATTATTAATCAAAATATACCGACTAATATAAATATAATTATTTAAAGATTAAATATTAATCAGTGTATATGTTATATTATTTAATTTATAAAAAAGCTGACTCTAAAGAAGTTCCTATAGTAAAATATACGTTCTCATCTAAATCTGATTTAAATAATTTTGAAGAAAAAATATGGAAAGTTTTATTATCTAATGTTGAAAAATATTTAGAAGAAGAAATGATTGATTTTTATATTGGTTTAGTAGATCAAGATTGCTGTAAAGAATCTTCAGATGATTTAACAATTAAAGAATTAAAAACATTAAAGAAAGTTGATTTATCTGAATTTATTGATTTTCTTGAAGGTTCTGATGAAAATAGTTCTCTAGATAGTTATTATTTAGTATCTGAAGAAAGTCGTGAATTTAAAATGTTAAATAAGATGAAATTATTGAAGAAAGATAAGAAAGTTGAAATGATTGAAATAGAATAAAAGAAATAGAATAAAAGAAATAGAATAAAAGAAATAGAATAAAAGATATAAAAGATATAAAATATATAATTTTAATGGACGAAGATCAATATTTAGCAATTGGAGTAATATTAATTATATTTGGAATCATGTTTATATGCGCTGTAACTTATTTATATTTTATTATAAAAGATTGTCTAAATAATAGATCAAATATAAAAAATATTCCAAATATTGCTGAAAACATGTATGAGGAAATTATGTGACTTATTTAATAAAATTAATAACAATACTTAAACATATTTTATTATTATATTTATAATAATAAAATCAAGTATGAGTGACGAATATTACACTTTACAGATGGAAAAAGAACGTAATAAGAGATTAAAATTAAAAATTAAATATAGAAAACATTTAATTAAAGCAATTATGAAATTAAATATTAGTGATTCAGAAAATGATTCAGAATCAGAAATAAGTCGTACTAAATCTGACTATCATCATAAACGAGTAATACGTAGAAAAGATGATGAGGATGATGAAGATGATAAAGATGATGAAGAAGAAGACGATGATGATATTCATACATCATCTGAAGAAGATAACGATGTAAGAGGAAGTAAAGAAGAGAAAGAAGAAGAAACAGATAAAATAGTATCTGTTAAAAAGGATGTTGAACAAGAAGAGAATGATAGAGAAAAACAATTAGAAGATAAAATGAAAGAAATATTTGATAAATTAAAGGAGTGTTAATTATATATAAATATTATTATATAAATAAATATTATTATAATAATTTATAATGGAATCTGAAATTAATGTCAATAACCAGGCTACTGCTACATCAACAGATAAATCAGTTAGTGTTTCTTATGATAATACGACGACAGCCAGTGCTGGAATTAGTATTGAAAACGAAAATGCTTCAATTGGTGTAGAAGGTAGTGTAAAAACAGGAACAACTGCCAATGTAAATGCTGGATTAGATGGTAATAATGTGTATGCTGAAGTTAATTACTCAGATACAACAGAAGCACATGTTAAAGTTGATGCTGCTGTAAATTGTGAAGGAGTTGGAGTATCTGTATCAGGTGATGCTTATGTTAAATCTGGAAATGAAATGGATGCTCATGTCTCAGCAGGAGATAAGGGTGTAGATGTTGGAGGAAATGTTTCATGTGGAGAATCAGTTGGTGTAGATGGATCAGCAACAGTAGATTTAAGAGAAGCAAGTGTAACAGGTGGTGCCGGAGTAAGTGTAGGAGAACATTTTGCGGCTGGAGGAGGCGGTCAAGCAACATTTGAAGATGGACAAGCAACAGTTGGAGTTAGTGGAGATGTAGCAGCATTAATTGGATTAGAAGTTGATGTAGCAGTAACTGTTGATACAAATCAAATAAAAGAAGATGCTAATGTTGTAGTTGAAGAGGCGCCAAAAGTTGCTGAAGTAGTAGTAGAAGAGGCGCCAAAAGTTGCTGAAGTAGTAGTAGAAGAGGCGCCAAAAGTTGCTGAAGTGGCAGTTGTCGAAACACAAAAAGTTGCTGAAGTTGCTGAAGTGGCAGTTGAACAAACACAAAAAGTTGCTGAAGTGGCAGTTGAACAAACACAAAAAGTTGCTGAAGTGGCAGTTGAACAAACACAAAAAGTTGCTGAATCAACCGCTAATAATATTAAAAAGTTGTTTGGTTGGTAATTGAATGTTTTATTAAATTGATAATTATAAATAATTTTCAATCTAATCTTTTGAGAGGAGCGAAAGCTTGTAGCTGTTAGTTCCTTCTACAGGCCATGGATGAGATCCTCCAGCCCACCAAGGTGTTTGCGGACTGCCTTGGGAATCTTCGCCTCAATCTC